GAGTGAACGCCTAGGTGGAGGTCTGAGATTACTGCTACCTTTTTCTGATTAATCTTCATTGTAGTAGTCATCATCACTCTTTGTTGGTGATACATACACATAACTATTACATGTTTTTGGATCACTCATTATATCAGCATAGACTCTTTCGCGATAATTTTTTTCTGCTTCGTGATGCCGTTTTTCTTTTTTAATCCTGTTAACAAAAGCATTATAAGCAATAGTTGTAAAGTATGAGAAGGGATTACACTCATCTGGACCACCTCTATCAGTTCTTTTATCAAAGCTATATTTCTTTCGCTTAAGAGCAGAGTACATTTTAATGAGAGCATCACCAATCATCTCCTCTTTATAGGTATAATTGATAAATGAGCTGCTATAGCTCAACCCGTATGCAATCTTATTAACATTCTCTGCGAGGTCATCTGTTAAAACATCTGTCTCGTAAAACGTTCTAAGTGATCTGCTAAACTCTTTTGGTTCGACATAGTATCTCTCCTTATCTTTGTTTTTAGCCATACCTGTATTATATCACACCGTTGATATAAATCAAGCTAGTTTAATATTTTTTTGAGAATATTTAATAAACTCTTTATTATATATCTCTTTTCTTTTATCGCTATGCTGTCTACCATATTCTAACTCGTCTCTGATATCGAAAATATTGAGTAGGGTTTTATTTTCATGAAGTCTTAGACCTCGACCAATAGATTGAACCGTTCTAATAAATGATTTACCACCGCTAGCAAAAATAATATTATGAATATTTTTTATATTCACCCCTGTTGAGAAGATAGCACTTATTGCTATACACACAACATTATTTGTACTCTCCATTATAGCTTTTATCTTATCTCTCTCATCAACATCCATTGAACCTGATATAAAGAACACAGCTTTATCAGTATTTTTATTCAGAGCCTCATATAACGCCTCACCGTGTGCGATTTGATTAACAAGTATAAGAGTGTTAGTACTAATCTTACTACATAACTTATATAGTAAGTCATTTCTCTGCGGATTTGTAAAAATAAACTCCAATTCATCTCTGTATTTGCTATCTGTTTTTTGTTCTACACGTGTATTATATGTAACTCCTAGTATAGTTACTTCAACATTCGTTAAAAATTTTTCGTCTCTTAGCTCAACACTAGGTTTTTCATACAAAACAGGACCGAATTTACCGTATAATGACCACAATTCAAGTTCATCCTGTGGAAGAGTACCTGTAAACCCATACTTTCTATGTGTTTTTATCTTTGATACAATTTTAGCTAACTCATTACCGTGTTTTGCACGGTGGACCTCATCAACTACAAGCAAATCTACATACTTTACCCAGTCTTCATCAGCAAATCGACTACAAAGCACCCCAGTATTACATATAATTACATTAGCATCCATGTCAGGCACATCATTACCCGTCCATTTTGTAGTTTTATAGGTGTTACCATACAGTTTTAGCTCATCATATGTCTGTTTTACAAGTCCTAAGTCGGGTACAATGAGTAAACACTTAAAAGTCACCTTATTATTACAGTTTCTGTAGTAATTTTCTATTAAAGTCGCTGTTGTTAGTGTTTTTCCAGCGCCAGTACCAAGAATACACAGGCCTCTACCCATTTTAAGCCCATTTTTAATAGTTTCGCACTGATAATCACGTAAATCATACGTCATACCCGTAAAAACACCATCAAACACAGGGGCTTCCAGTGCTTTCTGCAATGTTTTACTTAAATCTACGGGTGTATTGATGGATTTTGATATTAAAAACTGTCTTATTTGCCAATATAACCCTAATTCACACTGTCCAGTAGGTGTAATTAGGTACTTTCTAGTGGCAATATGCCTGTATCTCTTACGAATAAACGATGGAACGTCGTTTGGTACCGAAAAATGCTCACGAATCTGTGAGAAAATTTCGTCATCTCCACGTATCAAGAGCTTTTGAGTACTGATATTATAGTCTAATTCAATCACAATTGTTCAAGTTTTTGAATTTCAATAATGTTTTTGATATCCCACCCAACCTGGTTCAGTACTGATGTAGCTTTATCAAGATACTCAATAACGAACTCATACTCCTTAATTTGATCGTTCATTGAACTAATTTCATTTGAAGATTCTACAGCAAATTCTGCAGACTGAGGTGTTAATTTAACAGGAGACGTTTCTTGAATACGCTTAACTAACTGTTTCTTTAGGTTTTTCTTAGCTTTTTGCAGTGAATATAATTCAATTTTAGCATCAATTAGTCGAGCTGCCCAGAAATGCTTACGTGACGGTAATCGTAGTTGTACCTCTTTAATGTTAAAATCATTAATAATAAGGTCTTGACCTATTTCATCCTTATATCTTTTTATTAAATCCACATAATTATTATAAACATGTTTGCTAATAAATCAACTATAATGTGGTATTGTTAATTTCACTGCATAAATAAAGTTATAATGGAAGATCGAAAAACATTTAAACAGTTTTATGAAGATATAACAGTATCTGACGCTTTAGGTGGATCTCCTGGTTCAAATGATAGTATATCTGGATCAGATTTTTATGCTCGAGGTGATGCGAGAATACCAAAGTTATTAGGTGTATACTCTAGAAAAGGTAAAGTTAACAACAAAAAACGTAAAAGAGTTAAACGTAAAAGAGTTAAAAGAAAATAATTTAATGATTATATCTTTATCATTTAATCCTCAGATTTATTTACACTTAAAAAAATAAAATCAACTGTCAATGCAAGAAAATTTTGGACACTGGATACTTTCCTTAGAAAACAATCAAGAAATTGTTAAGCCATATGGGTTTATATACTTAATAACAAATAATGCTAACAGTAAAAAGTATATTGGTAAAAAGCAATGCTTAACAACGTTAAAGAGAAAGCCTCTTAAGGGTAAAAAGAACAAGCGGCACGAGGAAAAGGAGACTGATTGGAAGGAATATACGTCTTCATGTAGAGAGCTTAATGAAGATATTAAGTTACACGGTAAAGATAGTTTTACATTTGAAATATTAAAGTGGTGCGAGTCAAAATTTGATCTAGCATACAGTGAAATAAAAATGCAGATAGAAAAAGAAGTGCTTTTTAACGAACTGTATTATAATGGTATTATAAACATACGTGTATCTAGACCAAAACACAGACCCACAACAATGTAAAGTTATTGATCTTCATAAAATTATCGAAGAGTCATTAGCTCAAACATACTATCAGTGTGACATACTAGGCTTACGTTACGATCTTTCATTAAAGGATGTAGAGAGCTTGTTTTACCACAATTTCATTGTGTGTTATGTTGATGCAAAAAAGACTACTATTAACGATCAGATTACTTTCTTTTTTAAAAAAAGAAATGTAGATACAGTACATTTACAGTATGTTAGTAAGGTTTTTAAAATATTAAAAATAAACAGTGTTAATAAGCCTAAAAATTTTATAAAAAAATTAAAGGATTTTGCAAAGACGCATAACCTTAAGTATGTCGAGCAATCTTTACTTGCAGATAGTACTAATAAACTCGCGCTGTTGAAATAAATACCTTTATGAGTAAATTTCTCAAATTATTAGAGCAAGCAGTGCCAGTTGATAGTGGTAGTAAGCAGGAGATGATACAGCAATTAGCTGAGCTATTTAACTTAATTGATAGTGTTGAGGTATCGTCAAATGGTGAACATATTATGGTGGATGTAGGAGGCAAAACTCTAAAACTATCGGTAGTTGAAGGAGAGGAAGATAGTGAGGACCCATCATCAATTATTAATCGTAATGTTAAAGATCTAGCAACAGAACCACCTGTTAATGGTAAATTTGCTCCTATCAACAGAGACGCTCAACGTGTGGTTAAACAAAAGGACGTTGTTGATAGACAGGCTGTAAATGAGTTTACAGCAGTAACAAATAGACTTAAAAATGCTATAACATCATTTAAGTCAAAACAAAAAAGTTATTAATATATAATGAAGAAGACGGACAGACTCTTTGAGAGATATTTTCAGGTATTAAACGAGCAAGAACCTACAGCTGGTATGGATCCAGCTGCAACGGAGCAGCCAGCGCCGCCCTTTGATGATAACACGCTTGATGAAAATCAAAAGTATATGATTAAAGTACTAACTCATGCGTTTATTTTTAATCCAGCACTTTTTGGAAAGGATGTTCAAGCAAGAGTATCTAATGATATTACAAGAATTACAAAATCTGTAAATGTTCCTATTGCTAAAATTGTAGAGGAAATTACAAATATTATTTGTATGGATAATAGTCTTTGCAGAGATCTAAAGAGTGGAGGACAAGGATTAAAAACGGAATCGAAGACTCTTAATCTTATTAATAAACTATTGGTTTTAATAGAACAATCAGCTGATGCTACAGAGCCTCAAGCTGAAGATGCTGCTCAAGCAGATCAAGGAGCAGCTCCACAACCTGTGCAGCAACCTGAGGCTGAATCAGCCCTCTCTCTCGAGGAGATTTTCCCTCTATATAAGGAGTTGATTCTTAAAGCGCTGGCTCACACCCCTACAGATGAAGAGTTAATGATGCTCAAGCCTGTGGTGGATGAGTTTGCCGATGTAGATCCTACAAAGATTGAAACCTTTATAGCTAAAACACTTAATCAATCGCTTAAAGATACAGAAGTTGAGGATGATTTAGTTGATTTAGATACACCACTTAGTGAAGTAGATTAATATATGAATAGAAAATTACAGCAAATTTATTCCGAGCAAGTTGATAAACAAAAAGTTTCGTTACGTCTGCATACTATCCGTGAGTATAATTCAAAAACAGATGTTAAGCAGGCAATTATTGATAGTAACCCTGAGTTAAAGGCAGGCGCAGACAAGCGCGGAGCTATTAGACTACAACCAGTATCAAAGGTACAGGATAAAGAAGAATTTACAAAACGGTTTCTTGATACTTTAAACGATATTAATCTTGTCGTTGTTGATAAGATTGGACCTGGTCCTGACTCGCCATCGAGTAAGTTTGATTCGTATGTTGTAGCTAGTAAGACAAATAAAGAAAAAGAGTTTATAATCACTTTAGGAGGCGGAGCTAACAAAGGGCAATCATTTGAACAGGATGTAATGAAATCCCTTATTGAGTATTTCGAAAAGTTGGAGACTGAAGAAGAGATTGAAAAGCCCTCTATTCTTGAAGAGATAGAGGAAGCACTCGGCGTAGAATTTATCGATGTGGATAAGGGAACATCTTTTAATAGAGCTGTCAAGCGCCCGTTGACAGACCAAGGCGCTAATGATAGAGGAAATGAAATCGCTGATGTTACCTTGATTGACTCTGATGGTGTACCGTATTATATTTCTCTTAAAGATAAAAATGGTAAAACAGTATCAAATGGTGGTGCTACAGGCATGTTTGAAGTTGAAGACGGTAAAGTAGAATTTGTTAATAAAGAAAGAGATAGTATAGGTAAAAAGCTCTTTAAAGCTGCAGGTGCTAATATATCTCTTATTGAGAGGGGTCTGAC